CAACCTAGCAGTAATACCTCCGAGATGGTTCACCACATCGCTAACGGCTGTGGACTTTTTTGAAAGCAATAGATATGTTGGAACACCTTGTAATACTGCACAATTTCCGCTAGGAGATCAATTCGAGGCATCAAACAATCAAGTAATAGAAATGTCTAAATACATTACTGCACCTTTCCTATGTGAAAAGATTGTTTTTGACGTCACAGCTTCTTTGTCTCAATGTCGTATCCGAAAAGTAACATCGGGAACTCCCTGGATAGCTGAACAACCCCAGACACAAACTTTTATGGTGCTCTTGCAAAGAGATTTAAAGTTTTCAGGAAGTTTAAATGATCCGGCTACATTTAAATATTGGGCAGGTTCCGGTTACCCACCCATGACTAACAAGCCAGAGTATGCAACTTATTCTCAAGATAGAAGAATTATCTGGTGGGGAAGGGTGGCCCAATACGCCGACTACCCTGCTGTGGGCGTCATCGCCGGATGGCCGACTTTTGAAGAGTTTGCATCAGAATATCCATGGGTGACTCAAGCAGCTGAAAAGTGGATAGGCGTAGGGCAATATCAGTCGAGTGACCCTGTTGATCAATCCACTACGGGTAGCTTTAGAATAGAAAACGAATGTCGAACTCCTTTGGAAGCTCCATTTTCACAACCGCCTGCCCAATATATAAGTTATCCCCCATCCGCGGGAGCAACTGGTCACCAACGAGACGGTGGCGTGGTCTATGGAAGGTCAACTGGAGGGAGAAGCCTACATAATCTTTCCGACGGACGATCTTTCATAAGAGGCACATCAGGAACTGAGATTCTAGAAAAATCCGGATCGTATCGAAATGTGAAAGCTCCGTTTGGAAACGGGCCCGATCGTAATGAATTTCCTGTAAACATTTCTAAGGATACATCCCGTGTAAGTCCTTTTCTTCTAATGCCCGCAGATAAACTAATCATACTATTTGCAAATCAGGCTGCCCCGTGGACTTATAGGACAACTGCCGCTGCCTTAGGCACCTGGAAATGGGAAACCGAGCGAGGGCTTTCTCAGGAATGCTCAACAGTCTTGGGAGCTGGATCTGCTGGAGTGACTTTTTTTGGAACAGAAGTTAGAGAAAACTCTCCTGTTTCATTTGAGACAAATCAGCCACTTACTTCAGACGCACTTCATGAAGATGTTCGAGACGATATGTCACCTTACGGAGAGGCCCGTTGTCTAGATCAGTGGCAAGTTGAACCGATTTCTAGCTACTATGGTTCTTATTTAGACAATGTAGTAACCGGTTCAATGTATGACCTTTCTGATCCGACCAAATTCGTCAATCCCTCCCCTCCTGGGCATAATGATCTTGTAGCAAATGTACGAAAAGTGCAAGCATCAGTTGTCGCCGGTCAAGGCGGGATAACAGGAAGTCTACAGCGATTTGTGAGAGCGACCGACTCAGCCAGAGTCTACTATGATTCTTGTACACCTAATATGGGTGAGGTTATTGAAAAACGCGGCCTTGCTTTCTACTCCTTCTCAGTCTCCACAAACACTCTTCAATCACTCATCTTGGATGCAGGCTCTACTCCTGATAAACAAGTTATGGGCTTTCCATTTGAGTCAGATATCTCTGATATTACGCGAAAACCGATAGTAAGAGATATTTTTAGTAAGCCCGGTATCCAATCTGTTGGTAATGCTTCAGTATCCTTCACCGCCGGCGGCATTCGGTCTCCTAATAACAGTTGGGGACCTGTGTATAAAAGTTCTGCCAAAGTTACCTATGGAGAAGACTATTCTAACTCAAAAGTTTTATCGAGTGAGACAGACTTATTAAAGGTTATCTGGGGAATTGGCGACGCGGCTCATAATGCAGCATTTACCGGAAAGGGCGTAGTAGACTGGAATACCAGTGGAACGACCCTAGGAAACGTGTTCCAGCCTAATGTTCGTGGATGGAAGTATGGGCTAATTAATGCAGCTCCTATTTCCCCAACTGCCATTTTTAGGTGTGATGCATACGGTCAGTTTAGAGATATGCTAGAGCCAACATTGACGACTAGATTTTTTGACAATCAAATACTTGGTGAGCCTGTTATTGAAGTTAATTTTACATCACGCGCCGGAGAATTAGGAATATCCCCGGACTCGACAAATTCTCAAAATCTTTCACAGTTTGCTACTTCTTCATTGCCTTATTTTGATGGTTTGTCAAAATCACGCCCCGGTACCCAACCTGACCTACTCGATAAGATACAGGTAGGGTAAAGATAAGATGTCAATACCGATTATAAAAAAGTCTCCGGGGGAAATCAAAAAAGCAATTTCAATTCCCCTTTTTAATACAACTAAGCAACAGTATGAGCCAATTATTTTTCCAAACGGTTTAAAAGTAGGACTCACAGGAGATGATTTTAATAGAGGCATAGAGTTGGTTTCAAACAATGCACCTTCTGTTACAACTAATCGTCTATATAATGAAAATGGAGCTTTGAAGTTTAATGGAGGAGCCATTGGCTCCGGCGGCGGAACGAGTTTTTGGACAGAAGGCTCCGCGGGAAAAATATACACAACTGGCTCAGCCGGCGTAGGAACTAGTGCTGCATCTAAAACAGCATTTACAGTTTCACAGGACTATGCCACCGTAACATTTGAAAACCAACTAGCTGATGGTGAAGGCGGCGGCAATATTATTAAATACGGCACAGGAACAACTGTTGCAGGAGAATTATATTATCTTGATGCTTCTGGGGCTTGGTATGACACTGATGCCAACACAACCGCAGTTGGAGGACAACTAATTGCAGTAGCATTAGGTACGAATCCTTCATCTGACGGAATGTTACTATCTGGCTTTGCAAGAATAGGATCATCTTTGATTAATGGCACACCTGCGATTGGATCACCTGTATATATCTCCACAACTACGGGAGAGTATGACTTTACCAGACCTTCTGCCTCCGGAGAGTTTGTAAGAGTTGTTGGTTATTGTTTGGATATCCATACTAGTGACATTCTTTTATATTTTAATCCAGATCCAACTTGGGTGGAGATTTCCTAAATGGCAATTTACTACGTTTCTCAAGATTCCGGAAATGATGCAAATACAGGTGTACAAGCTCAAAATTCTGCAACTCCATGGAAGACATTATCACATGCATTTTATACAGCCGGCGATACATCAACCGGAATCACGTATGGAAATGGGATAATCATTAATGATAGTGCAACATATACAGTTACAAATGGTACAGCAGGAACTGATAATACTAGTAATCAAATAGAATCAACCACAGGTTTTCTTCCCAGAGAATTTATTATAAAAGCCGGCTCCGACTGCAGCCCGATATTGGATGGTGGTCATGTTGCAGATTTTGCTATAGAAACCTACAATGACTGGATAATAGAAGGTATAACTTTTAGAAAATTCGGCTCTACTATAGGAAGTCACGCCGCAGTAAAACAAAGTTCCAGTAATAAAGCAGCAACTATTAGGGATTGTACTATTCATTCTATCAGTGGATCAGGTATAGACATGAGAGGCGAAGGAACCCTGATAGAGAGATGTTTAATTTATGACATTGCAAATCGAGGAATTTACGGTTTATATCAAATTACTATTCAAAATAATATAATTTATGATTGTTACAGTTATGGAATCTACGGTGGAACCTTAGGATCTGCAGCTTCAAACACAGTTGTTCAGCATAACACTGTCCATAACTGTCCTGCTGCCGGATCTACTCATGCATCTAGACAATACGCAGCTTTTACCGAAAATGCTCAGTTCAATATCATAACAGACGCTAGCTGCACTCTCTCAGGACTACGAGCAATGGGAAATCATTCTTATAATTGTGTTAGTGGTTCATATGATCATAACGGCTCAGCTTCTCCAGACAACTATTATGGTGGTACTAAGGGAACCGGAGATATTGAGTTAGATCCACTATTTACTAGTAACTCAAGCCATGATTTTACCCTATCCCCAGGTTCTCCGTGTATAGGGGGAGCAAATGGATCAACATCTAAGTTTGATTTTGTCAGTGGGTCTAGATACTGGAACTATGGTCAAGAAGTTATTGGAGTTAACGCCGGAGCTCTTCCTCATGATATGGGAGGATATGAATATAATCATACGTCAGTCTGCGGAGTTGATACAGAAAAAATTAATAAAGTTATAGGTGCTACTTGAATAAGTTAGCTAGGGTAGAAGCTATGAGTACTTGTGTATTTAGAAAGAAATTTAATATTAGCTACTATCGGCAATTAGAAGGTTTAAATAGTTAGACATATGGCAGGCATTCTAAACAACAAAGAGCGAATGATAGATTATATCATTACAGAAGAGGGAAAAAGGCAGGCAACAGCAGGCCAAATGAAATTCGAGTATGCTTCATTCACCGATATGCATACTTTTTATGCCCCCACCGGCTCCATAACAGATCCAGGTGTTGCTGAATCAGCTGCCTCCAGAATATATTTTGAAGCATCCAATCGTTTTCAAGATGTCATTGTTCCGGAATTAGAAGCCGGAAATTCTTTAAGACCATTCCGAACATCTGACTTTCAGTTTGATGGTAAAGTGGTTGCTTCCGGTACGTTTAAGATCGGATTCCAGACAAAAAGCAATATTTTGACAGGATCTGAGATTGTCAACAAATCAGAGCGATCTCTTATGGGGATTACTTCTAATTTTACTGATCAAAGAATTCTAGGAACTATTGATCCTTTTTCTATGACAACTGGCCTAAAGATATCACCCACCACTGGTAGTTTTTACTATTGGGATGATATGCCTATGGGTAAGTCTATAGATGGTAGTATTTCTTTAGAGGCTTCTGATAGCATATATGCTGATAGAAGATTTTCACATTTTTCTAATTTCTTGTATTTACCACCTATTAATAAACCAACTCCCGGAGACTTAAAGGGTAAGCCTTTAGGAGTATATCCAAAACTAAACCAAAAAGAAACAATAAAGTTTAAAGATTTAAAAAAAGGATTGTCGGACAAGCAAAGTGTAGAAATACAATTTGATGATACATCTAGAGACAATAATTTAATCGGACAGGTATTTGAGTTTTCCTCTACTGGAATTGAAAAGCTTTCTATTATTGATTTTGGCATCTTTACTGATGATGACCCTTTCAGTCCAGGAAAGCAAATATTTTTTATAGGAAAACTCTATAGAGATGCCAATGGGTCAGAAACTTTTATGAATATTTTTACTCTGGAATTTGATTGATGGCAAGATACAAAAACAATAGAATTCAAAAAGTCAAATTTAAAGATATAGCTGATTTTTCTGAGGGAGTCTATGACCTAGAGCTTACAGATATCTTGAATGATGCTGTAAAGTCAAAGACATTTGATAATTTTATAGAATCACCTGGCGCATTTGAGTATGAGTTAGACTTGACAGTCGATGAAGAAAAGGTAATAGAGCTGGGAGTTCTAGGCTTTAAAGTGGAGTTTTTTTCTAAAAACCCTAACAATACAATTAAGGTAGACAGACAAAATAATACAAGATCCCAGATTGCAAAAAAAAGAAAAAGTAATGTAAGAAATTTCTTATTGACGAAATCACCTGCTTCGTTCTTTTCGTTTAACATAGATCTAAACATTCCGCTGCCTAGCAATAGTTTCCAGTTTCTATCTAATAAAATGTATCTGCCCAAACCAAAGACATATACATCTTTCTTTATGCTCCCCCCAGAGACAGGAAATAAAAAGCAGCCGACACAAATAACAGCTACTCCTATAAAATCTATCGTAAAGAATAGCGGAATAGGTTTATCGTTCAAAGGGTATTCAAAGCAGTCTGTGTTAAAAAAAGGCCTCGATCCTGCAATGATGCTGGCGAAACCAACGCCATTTATTCCTACGTTATCTGCACAAATAAATAAAGCCTCAGTACCGCTAGATGATCCTCCACCAAAAGATCAAATTGATCGTGTTGCATTTAATACGATGCATGCAGTAAAATCTTTAATGGATGAAAGAGAAAAGCTTAGAAAGCTTCAAGATGATGATAGTAATGACGCACAAAAACTATCTAATTTAGCATCAAGCAATCGTTTATCTGAAAATAGCTTAGTAAATCTAGGGTACAAGGCAACAATTGAAAACTCTCTTTTTACTGTCAAGAGAATAATAGAGCTACCAAAGGATTTACTTGGGATGAAAGAAAGATTCTGGGTAAGAATAACACCAATCCTTAAGAAAGAAAATACCTTATTTAAAATCAACAAACAGACTTTGCCCATTATATTTTCCGTCAATCACAAATCTAAGGTAGAAGAGATTCTAGTACCAGAGTATGCACCAGAGGTATCTCTAGTCTTAGATAAGAAGGGAGTTGTGATTTTGCGTCTAACACAGAAAGATCCAACAGCTTCAAGTGTGTCTCTTGTGAGATCTGTAATCTCACCCAGAAAATCAGATTTTTCAAAACCTACTATTGTGGCAAATTTAAAATTCACATCAGACGACCCAAGTAAAATTATTACTGACTTTGACCCTGAGAATATTTTCCCAAATACAGTAATCTATCGAGCAATATCAAAATCTGGGATGGGACAGCTAGGGCCTTCTGCTAGCTATGTAATAAAAGGTCATGTTAATGTGAATATGCCGACTGCAAAAGAAGATCCCAATGCTTTAGCAATTATTGCAATCAATGAAAATGAAAGAATAAAAATTGATGTTGAAAAAATACCGGATGAAGTAATAGGAATAAGACTTTTAAGAGAAGAAATAGATGAGACTGGCAGCCTAGACAAGAGGGTGCAAGTAATACCTACAAATGACGGAAAGACCTTGAATGATACTTTCGGCGGTGTATCTAAGTTAACATATTTTGATTATAGCGCTGATCTGTATAAGAGGTACCGATATTTTTGTGCAATGAGACCAACATTGGGCGGAGAGTTTATTTCTGAGGAAGATGAGCACATTATAAGAAGAAAGCCAGTTAGACCACTGCCTGTGGAGGTGTCGTTAAGCAACACACAAGTAGGAAGAGAAGAGTCTGGTGGCTTTAGAGTCTCTATAGACGCAATTAGTCTCCCAAAGCCAGAGGGGATAGATTTTATCTTAAATGTAATGGAAAAAGCAGGTGTAGATCAAGTCCTGGTTGATGAAATTAAAAAATCCAGATCTGAACTAGCTGAACTAGCTGTTTTTGTGGTTGAAAGAATTGATAGAGTTACTGGAAAAAGAATCTCTTTTGGCTTACATGCACCCGGGACTTTTGAGGACAATGATCTTGTTAGAAAAAGATTAAAAATACCTGGTCTAATGCCCTCCGGAAGATACTCCTATTTTTTCAAGTTATGTCTGAGACCGCCACAGTCTTTTTTAAGAGATGTGTTTGTAAATGCCTACTCAGCACAAAATGCTAAAAAATCCATCAAGGCAAATGCGAAAAAGTTTTTAGGTGCCTTTGCGCAATCAACAGGTGCAATACCCAGCAACAAAGACATTGAGGACCTCTCGCCGGGAGACATGTTTAGATTAGGAGAAACAGGCATAACACTCCAAGTAGATGTCCAAACCCCCAAACCTTTGCCTAAGCCGGTAGAATTAAGAGGGAGAAACATTAAGACGGGGCGTCATAAAGGATATCGTCTATATTGGAAATCATCTATTGAAGACACTTCAGATGTTGATTACTGTTTAATATTTGTAACAATAAATGATAAATCACACGTTGCCGGAACAGTTGCTTGCTCCGGCGCTGGAATGTATTTTAAGTTTAAAGATACAAAATTTGGAAGTCAAGTAGGGAAAAAGACATATACAGTAAAGTTTGTTTATAGAGACAGCTCTGTATCAGCTCCGTCTAATAAGGAAACTCATACGACATACACAAATCTACCCAAAGCATTTTTTGCTAAAAAGAAAAAAATCAAGATTTTAGGTGATTTTAAAGGCCTCGTTAAGAAGCAGAAGATATTTGCAAAGGGAAAAGTGGCTCCAAAATCAATGGGAGTTTCTAACATTGCTAAAGCAATCGGTGCCCCAGGCTGGACGAAGAAATTTTAAGGAACTAGACAATGGCATTAAAAACAGCTAAGGAAAAATTATTATCATTTGCAACATCTCTCGACTCTGAAGTTGTAGGAGTAGGACAGACTCCTCCTACTGTAAAAGTTCCAAAACCTGAAGGAGATCTAATTCTTCAGAACAAGAAGATAAAAGAGACAAAACAGAGTAAAGGGGGAAACCCGAACCAGGAGATGCTAAATTCAAGTTTTGTCAATCTAAAGATAGACCCAAAAAGAATAGTTCCTTATACTACGTCACATATCTTTGATTATGATATACCTTCTATTAAAGATATGTTGTCAGCTAGGAAAATGGAAAGGCAAATCGATGATCTTATAATGCAGAAAACATATACAATCACAGAAGGGTCTGAAGATGCTGATAAGATTTCAAAAGCACTAGAAGATGTTGATTTAGAAATTGAAGATATGGACACACTCTTAGCTGCTGTTGAGTCTATGAATAAGTCATTGGAAGAAGCTGACAAAGCTTTTGAGAAAGAGGCACAAGAGAGACAAATTACAGAGAATATGACAGCTAACATGGAAGAATTAGGTCTAGACATGTTGGGAAAAGATGAAAATCAAGAACCGATATCTTTTTTGGATGTTCTGGCAGAAAACTCTTCAATACCCAGATCTTCATTGGAAGAATTTAAAAACTCTGCAATCTATTTACAGGCACTTTCAGATAGTGAGTATACTCTGTCTAGGGGTCTTTCGCCCAGTTTTATAATAGAGTCCAATCAAAGAGAAAAAAGCCCTTATGATTTTGCAGTCCCAAAAAAATCAATTAAGAAATACTCTGGGATGACTTTTAAAACATTGTCACAATTGGGAATAGGTGATAATGCAAATTATGACAGTGTTTTCGGTAAAAACGTTAACGGAAAACCTCCGATCATTGATGGTTTTTCTGCTATGGAACATGTTGCATATTACTGTTCCATACTTTCTCATGAATATCTTCTGTCCGCAGGACTAGGGGCTTTAGTAGGGACACCTTTAGGACAAAAATTTGGTGCTGCCGGAAAACCTCTTAAAAAGCTGTTTGGCACAGAAACATTGTTAAATATAACGGGTGAGTCCGCGTCCCCTGATTCACTTGCAGATTTTGTAGTGGTGGGAGAAACAGGCAATATAAAAACAATCACTGGAAAAGAAAAGAGAGTCCAACTCTTTGAAGGAGATGACCCCGCACATAATAGCTACAAAACATCAAAAACTGCTTGGATTGACACGATCAAAACAGATCCACTTAATAATAAGATGAACATAATGTCTGATGTTCTAAATCAAGCATCTGATACATTTTCTGATGCAGAAGAATTTTTAAAGACAATGACGGGTCGAAATGTTGAATTAAATCTTTTAACACCAAGGGGTCTATTTGCCAGAGTATTAAAAGACTTTGCTAGTCTTCTAGAAGGACTCACAGTTTCAACTGATGCTGAGCTAAGAGGAAAAAATGCAATTGAAATAATGTTTTTAGTTCATTGTGCCAGAGGAACTTCAACCAAATCATCTGAATTATCCAGCTTAAGAAGAAGAATGCATATTTTTGCATGCCGCCTGGCAAATTTACGAAGGTTGGCTGAAGAATCAGATGACCCTCTTGTAAGAATAACTTCTACAGAAGGATCATCCGGATTTCAAAGTGGTATAACAGAGGTGAACACAGATAAAAGACAAGTTGCACTATCACTAGCCCCTCTTTCTACTACTTCTGAAAAGTTAACATCCGGGACAACAGTAACGAAAACAGGACAACAAATAATTGATTCTGTAGTAGATTCTGAAGATGCCGCAGGATTAAATTCTCTCATTGTAGCTATATTTGAAGACCTACAGAACGAAGCACTAAATCTATCCAGAGAAGGCGGCGATAATCAGACATATTTGAGAGAGGGCCTTACAACAAGATTCTCTGGATTTGATGGAGCTATGACTATAGCATATATCTTTGAATGCTTTACTGTTTTAGCAGATTCATTTTGCGCTGTACAGCTTGAACTTGACAAGGGTATGTCCTTTGTCACAGCTCTTTATTTTGCTGTAAAAGAAATGGGTGATATAGGTCAGGAAGAAACAAAACTTTTTGTCGATTCTTTCTTGGACACAAAACAAAAAATAAGATACCACGGAAATAGTAACCCAAATTCTAAATTAAACAGGGCAAGAAAATTTTTGCTAGAGTTAAGCGCAGCATTAGAAAACAGTGACTTATCTAATTTAGTAGACTCAGATGGAAACATTACCGGTGTGGATGGTCTAACAGAAATACACCAAATTGGCAATGGAGTAACAATAACACCAATGAGCTTAATTGAACTAAGCCTAACACTTTCACAGATAGAAAATTTACCGTTGGAAAATTTTGCTGTTGCAAAATCTGTAGTTCAAACAGTGGTAAATTCAACTGAAGATTTGTCTTTGAGGGCAAAAGCTTTAAGGGGAGATACAGCATTAGTTCCAGATGATATTGCAATATTAAAAACTTTGGGAGAATCACAACTCGGAAAAGATTTTATCAATGGCTTGACACCCGAACAACTAGTCTATGCTCAAAAAAGACTCACTTCTTTTAAAGAAGCAAAAGAATTGCCGTACAAGATAGAAACATATCCGGATGAAATATTTGACTGCATAGATTTTTTACTTGATACAAAGAGTGGAGAATTTGTGCATGGGGCAATTCTACTTTTAGGTCTGCCGTCAGGAACTGTATCTAGTGAGATGCTATCAAAAAGCTCAACAAGAGAGAACTCGTCAGTTAAATTTTCAATTGATAAACTAGATGAGCTATTGTCAGTTGTAGATTTTAAACCAATCACAAAAACGTTTGGGTTGATGTATGATCTAGACAATAGTTTGATAATAGAAGCATTTGAGCAAGATATAGTGCCTACTAATTTTAACGAGCTAGTTTTGCTATTGACATATCATGTGGTAGGTGAAGACGACCCTATCCTAGGAAGCGAAATCATTAGTTTGTCATCAAATCCAACTCAAACAAGAAGACACCTAGAGGCAAAAGTTGAATCATTCTTATTTAAAAAAATGATCGAAATTTTGAGTGATATCAATAGTCAAGCTTCAAAGATTCAGCTTAATCCGATGACAGCAAGGGGTGAGGGTGTATTGCCGGTTTTATCTTCACTTTCAAAACCACTGGACCTGAACCCGGATTTACCAAACTTATTTTTTACCAAAACACCAGAGGGTCTTAAGCTACCAAATGCACAGAAAGTATCACAGATGATACAACCTAGAAAAGTAATTGTTAAAGGTATTGATGCATGGAAAAGTCCTGTGATTACACCTTTTGAAATAGACATGGTATATAAGTTTTTTTCAACCAAGCCTTTCTTTGTAGAGAAAATTAGAGAGTCTGTTTTAACAAGATCTATTTTTGATGAAGTATTTGCAGTATGGGTGAGCCTAGATGAATTCGATCCCGACGGTTATAGCTCCAGGGAATTATTTTTTCAATCTGGAGGAACACAGCAGACGATAAATGACTTAATTTTGAATATTAAAGAAGCACGCTCACCTGATCGTGTAGCTATAGAGTCACTTTACATAAGTGCAGATTTGGAGGTATCATAATGGCGATACTAGATTCGAGATACATAGGGATGATCGATATTCCAGAGCCTCAAGATTTGAGATCTCGATTTGTTTATAATTTTTTCGTCCCAGATGAAAGAACCAATAGATCTGGAGCCGCCAGATTTCAAGGTGTCAAAAAAGAAAGCACGCAAAGATTAATAGACACAAGAGTAGCTCAAGCTCATCTGCCAAGATACATTGAAATAAATTTTGACGAAGCAAGATCAGGAGACGGAAACATAGAAGACTTAGGCAATCAGCCTATTCTAACAGATCCAGCTGTCAAGGGTAAAACAGACAACGAAGATACACTTACGACAGAAAGAGACGCAATTTATCGATACACAGACAGATCTGTTAGAGCAAGACTCACTGGAAAAGCAAGATTATTAAGTAAGTTAATGACACTTGAAAATGAAGATGTATTAGATCAAATTTTAGAAATATCTAAAGAAAATGAAAAAATAGATGTGGCTCAACTTCAAGAAGTCTTGAGCCCGGAATCAACTCCCGGGGTTGAGTATGTTAATGATGTAGGGAAACTAAATGAGCCAGATGTCTATGTATTAGCATCTTCTCTAACCCTAGACATGTTTTTAGACCGACGACTTTTAAGAGCTTCGCTGGGTGGTGATTACACAAAAGAAAGTTTACTCAAGACTGTCAACACAAAAAAAGCTAAGGATGATGCTCTTAAATTTTTACCAACATGTTCTACAGATGGACAAAATGATTCGTTTGAACCTACATTTACTTTAATAAAAACTGAACCCGTTCAGTGGCCGTCTGAAAAAGTCAATACGATGACAATCGGTTATATCTTAGAAAGAATTGAAGTAAACGAAGCCGGAGAATTAGTAGGAACTTCTCGATTCTTAATAGATGGAGCCTCTTCCACCAGCTTCATAGACACCAAAATAGCATATGGGAGCACCTATACATACTCTGTAAGAACAGTCTCTTTAATACAAAGAGTAATAGATTCAGATGGTAATGATGATTTGCCACCCGGATTTTACAATAGTTGGTCTTTAGTTTCTTCTAGACCATCAAAGATGTCAATTGTTGAAGCTATTGAAAGAGTTCCTCCATTAGAACCAGATGGTGTATTTTACCGATACAATTATGATGGAGGTGGCCTTGTCTTAAGATGGCAAATCCCGGTAGGTAAACAAAGAGATGTAAAATACTTCCAGATTTTTAGAAGAAAATCAATTTATGATCCGTTCACATGCGTCGCGCAGATAGACTTTGATGATTCTACGATGGTATCGACGAAAAGAGAGCAAGTCGATCCTAGTAATAATTTTAAGTTTGACTCACCGACGACATCCTTCATAGACTCCGATTTTAATAGAGAGAGCTCATACATTTATGCGATTGCAGCAATCGATGCCCACGGACTAACATCCGGATACAGTGCACAATCCTTAGTTTCGTTTGATAGAATCAAAAATGTAATAAATCTTAAAAACATTTCTAAGCCGGGTGCACCCAAGCAGTATCCAAACTTCTTTATTGACCCGGACCTAGATGACAACATTTTCGTAGATAGCCTTACGCAAGATGCAATCTTTGTAAGCAAAAAAAATAAGATTAAAGTTTATTTTGATCCGGACGCGGCTACCTTTTCAAGTGTAGATGGACGTACCGGTGAGATAATTTCCACAAAAAATAACAACGCAGCAGTTTATAAATTACATTTGATAAACATAGATAGACAAAAGTCAACCACGTTAGAGATAGCAGTGGATAATTTAGGTTCTTCATAAAATGCAATTTACGGTGACTGACACAAGCGTATATTTACCAGCAGAGGTGTTCCAATGGGATTTTTAGATCATTCGACAAATAATATTATTATAGATGCTGTTTTAACAGATCAAGGTCGTCAGATGTTAGCTGACAATAGAGGTAGATTTAAGATCGCTTTCTTTTCTTTAGCAGATGATGAAGTTGATTATACGATTATTGAAAAATTTGGAAGAGCAGTAGGAAAAGAAAAAATATCAAAGAATACGCCTATTTTTGAAGCCCAGACAAAAGCGAACTTGGCTCTTAAGAATAGACTTTTAACATTACCAGATCCTACTGTAATACGACTACCATCACTTTCTTTAACAGCAACTAACTTAACAAGCAATATCCTTGCTTTTAATACATCAACTAGTACAACAAATGCAGTATCAGTTGAGCAAGTAATTACAGGAGAAACCACAATTCCCGACGGAGTATCAGACACTACTTTTACAGTTTTAGTGCCTGATAGGTTCCTTTCTGTACAGGGAAAAACTGAAATTTCTGTAGAATCTACAACAAGAATTGCATCCTATAGTGTGACTAGAAGTGAAACAAATAAGTCAAACGGCGCTATGGCTAATCTCACATTAATTTTGCAACCAGGTCTAGATGATACTATTTTCAATATCTATGGAGATTCAGACAACAAAAATAAGATAACAAGTGTCGTATCAATCGTGGGTGATCAATCCGGAATTAGAAAAGATTTCACAGTGACAATATCACGACCAACGGCATCGTAAAGAGATTTTAAAAGAGGAATAAATGGCACAGTTAACCGGCGGAAGCTTTAAAAGAATAAGCCCAGAAGACATTAAGGTTCGACGCTCAACCTTGAATCAGCTTGTAGATGTAATCCAAGAAGACGTTTCAGGATCAGCAACTCGAAAAAAATATCAAGTATTTGTAACGGGAGGGGTCGGCCCTGGAGTAACTTCATCGCTATTTCAGACTGTGTTCGACCAAGATTTTAGTTTGCAAACAGCTAATCCCATTTTTGATATGACAGTCGGACTTTACGCATCAGCATCAACAGTGACTGACGCTTCTACGGGAAAGGATTCAGCAGGAAAACTGCTTTTCTCTTCCCAATCTTTAATGATGAGAGAAAAAGTAGACGTCTATAAACAATACGCTGCTTCTCTTTTAGGAGATGCAGACAGTTCATTCTTTGCTCCATTTGGCAGTACAAATACATCAACTACAAATAGAAATGCAAACGATAGAATCGATGAAGCCCTATTTTTCTCCTTTAAGCGACTTTTCTCTAGAGATCAGATCAAAAGAGAGACACTGGCATTTCGAATGTATAGAAGCGGGGTTTTGGACGGAATGACAGGATCTGTCTCAGATCTTCAATATCAAACAATTGCAAACGGTTATACGGGTTCAAATCTTCAGATGACGTCCCCTTCAGGTAGTGCAATTTTTAGTGATATTGGTGCTGCTTCAAACATTAGAAGAACTTTTGGTGGATCAGTAGGTAATATTGTAAATGCAGCAAATACTTCCGAAACTGTTGGACTTGTATTTTATGATCAAGGAACTGTAGTTTTAGACTTAGGAAAAGCAGTTTACGCGGATCAGCACATGAGCGGTGTGATTGACGCTATGGCACAATCATCTACTTTCGAGGGTGCGAGTATCCCCACAGGCCATACTGTCCTGGGATGCAAAGATACGGGACAGGGAAATCCTGCAGCAAAATTTATTCCAGATTTCTTGGTTTCAGGATCAATTGATCAGATTGTAGATTGTGTCGCTTCAACCAGATTTCAATCTGGTTCTTTGACAGCTGCTACATTTCAAAATGTTACAAACATTAATTCAACGTTGATCTTTTGTAGAGCAACAGCCGATGAGTTTAACTACTCAACAAACCCAACATTTACAAACAGTGCAGGCAGAATCCGCGTGGTTGATCAGGGTCAAGAAGATACTCAAAGAACATTCTCGTTCCCAACTACTGTTGGTTTACATGATGAGTTTGGTAATTTGTTGGCAGTTGCCAAAATGTCTAGACCGATTGAAAAGAATGATGAGAAAGACATCACGTTTAGGATTCGTCTGGACTTCTAAAGGAGCCAGATATGTCCATATTTCGGCTCACGAAAGATCATTTTGAGAATTTTGAGCTAATAGCTAATCCCAAAAGACAGTATGCGTCTTCTTCTTCAGGAATTACAGGCGCAGTCGCTCTTTTTGCTGATGATTCTCCCTCTCTAAAAGAGTTAGCATCTACATTTGGAAACGCCTCCGGTAGCATAGATGACAATACAACTGACTTATGGAGAGAGACGCTAGCGTCAGATGTAGCTTCTGGTTCTTCAACAGATCATTACGGTGATTTTGAAAAGTACTTAAGTTTAGTAAACAGTCTACCTAAGTCTCCGTTCTTAACAAAGAAGCAGGAGATTTTAAGATTCACACCCGGCGTAAGATTTGACAAGAATCTATTAAGAAAAAGTGCTGTAAGAAAATGCTTGTTCCCGTACTATAGAAACACTTATCCATCACTTCAGTGGTCATATACAAATTATAATAGTCTTAATTTCGTTACAGGCGGTAATCTACCCACAGAGTCTGTCTTAATATATCCAGCAGGAACAGGATCAGTCACTCAAGAAAATTGGAATCCCCTAGGGCCGGCCAATAGATTTACGTTTGATTTTTGGATAAATCCCAGATACACAACGGTAAAGCCAGGCGCAGAGTTTACAGCAGGCACTGTGATGCATATGTCGTCTTGTTATGCTGTATCTCTTGTAACAGGAAGCTCTGTTGGAATAGATGGAATGCCTGATGGCTATAGAATGATGCTTCAGCTAAGTCATAGTGCAGACGTGTCGCCCTCCAGCATAGATCTATCCAAAGACAATAATGATAGAGCAGCACCAGAAGAATGGGTCTTCCTTTCAGATGATAACGCTCTTACAAGAAACACTTGGCACCATGTGGCAATTAGATGGGATTCTACATTTGATCATGGTACCGGATCCTTTAGGATTGATGGAACAAATCAAGGGACGTTCAATATAACATCTAGTTCTGTAATGCAAGTAACATCATCAAACATGGACCTTTTAGATCCGGATGCGTTATTTGTAGGAAACTATTATGAAGGTGACAACAATGGCGCAAATGCTATAGCAAAATTCTTTAACAAGTATGCACATCAAGAAGAGGGTGTAATGCTTTTTAATGATCTTTTAGAGACAGATCCTGCCGTTTTTAACTTTCCTAATCCTCTAAATGCAGAAGTCCATGATCTTAAGATCTATGACAGATATCGAACAAATGACTTAATATACTCTAGTTCTGAAGTAGGTGCATCACTAAGTGATCCCGATCTTTTATTCTATGTACCACCTTTTTTCACCAAGGATTCCAGGAATAGACTAATACTCCAGACGCCTTTCTTTGATGTAACAGGCTCTACAGAAGATCCATTTAATGTTGCACTTTCTTTTGGTGTGGGTGGAATGTGTATCAACTTAGAGAATTTTACAAAAGATTTTGTAACAAATCAATTCCCCAGGCTTTTAAACTTAACAGCATCTCGAATAGAAACACAGATCAATACACCTAGAACAGCAAACTATCTTTTGTATGAGTCTGGATCTACTCGAAAAAGAAATTTAACTGTTCTACCCTGTGATAATGGAAAGTTTTTTCCCAACTTCGATTTATTAAAAACCACTCCGGGAATGGGAATTTCAAATTCACTTTCTGGGACGTATGTAACCAGCTCTTTTAGCGGTTCTTTTAATGACAAATTTGTTGATGATTTTGGGAATTCCAACTATACCTTTGTTAGTCTGGAAAATATGGTCGATACAGGATCTTTAATAAACAAAGGAATCCCTAACGCAGATGAATCATCCGGTTCTCTTTTAGTTCCTCTTCAAGGTGCTACTCCTGAAGATCCCGGAGTTTCTCCTGGAAATATTTTAACAGTCCTACAACGTCAACATGATCCATCTTCTAATGAAGTAGTATTTTTTGATATGTCTAACATGTTTTACGGTGACGAAATAAAGCCGGGAACGTTCGTCCTAGAAGATCTATCAGCATCAGGCTCTAATGGAAGAGTGAAGTTTAAAGTAAGGGACAACAAAAAAGGGAATCTTTATCGAGCAGACTGTTCTGGATCACATGCGACCTGGGCAAGCGTAGGAAATCTAATTTATGAAGAAGGAATAGCTGTAATAAAAACTCCTCACATGCCACACTTTGGAAGCGAATCTTTTAAAGTATCATTTGAAGGACACAAAAGTGTATATGTTTTGGAAGTTACAATTCCCGCGGGAGAAGCCCTTCACAATTCATCGAGTAATCCAGTATACAAGCCTCTAATACCCAGCAATTATCCCAGCGAGACTTCTGATGATTTCACGTATATCACAGGAATCACATTACATGATAACAACATGAATGTGGTGGGAAGAGCTAATCTCTCACAACCGGTTGTAAAAAGAGATGAAGATCGGCTAGTATTTAGATTGAGGATGGATTTTTAATGATAGTGCTGGGTTTGGATATTTCTACATCAATTACAGGTTACTGCTTAATGGACACAGAGCAGCCTCTGGGACATCGTCTTATAGAAGCCGATGGTTTAATCATATCACACAAAAAAGATTCATACACCAAGTCTGTATTAACACGTGATGTACTTTTGGATCTTGGCAAGAGGTATGATATAGAAAGAGTCATTGTAGAAGAAAATTTACAAGCCTTTCGACGTGGTCTTTCATCTGCAAAAACTCTCTCTACTTTAGCAAGGTTTAATGGAATTGTATGCTTCCTAGCACAAGACACACTAAAAATTCCTGTAGAGATGATTAATGTTAACACAGCCCGAGCTAAAGTGGGCCTCAAGGTCAATAGAAAAATAGAAGATCCTATTAAAGATCAAATTGTTGAATGGGTAAAATCACAACCGGATTTTTCTAATTTTAAGTGGCCCACAAAAAAACTTAAGTCCGGCCCGAGAAAGGGAATGACAGTTTTAGAAAAGAAGTGTTATGATATTGCAGATGCAGCTGTAGTTTGTCTCTCAGCCTTCCAGGCTTGAACATTTGTTCTAGTAAGACTACACTTAACATATGAGTGTAAATAGTGATATCAAAAGAGTGATTAGGGTGGCTTTTGGTCAAGGGTCTATCTCTCGAGATGGGGTCAATTATGCTGTCTCTTGTCCTGCTTGTCGAGAAGAGAGTAAGAGCAAGAGAAAGCTTGAAATCCGCTTAGACGATGGAAGGTATCACTGTTGGGTCTGTGGAATTAAAGGGTCAGACATAAGATACCTGATTCGAAAACATCGACCTGATCTCATTGAAAGTACAGCAAATCTTAAGATTCAAAAAAGAAAGAAAGAAGAAGAGACTAAAGAAGAAGAACTTTTCCTTCCCAAGGGCGTCAAGCTTTTGGGCTGTACCATCTTTCGTGATCCCGACATGAATGCTACAAAGAGGTATTTAAAAATGAGGGGTCTGTCAGAAATCGACATGATGAGATGGAGAATAATGGCATCCCCCAAAGGTAAGTTTCGAAGGAAGGCAATCATTCCCTCGTTTGATAGGGATGGAAAACTAAATTACTACGTTGCCAGATCTATTGATGATCTGGGTAAGTTTAGATATAAGAACGCAAAGGTTTCAAAAGAAAACGTTATTTTTAATGAAATAGATATTGACTGGAAAAAACCTATAATCTTGGTTGAGGGAGCATTTGATGCAATAAAATGTCCCGAAAATACGATTCCAATTTTAGGATCTAGTTTATCTAGAAAATCTTCTTTATTTGGAAAAATATTAGAGAATCAAACACCATGCACAGTAGCCCTGGACCCGGACCTTAAGATGAAAGCTTATAAACTTGCATCACTTATAAGAAGTGCTGGATGTGATGTAAAGATAACTTTCGCACCCCCGGGTAAAGACATGGGTGATCTAAGTAAAGAAGAGGCATTAAGCGTAGTTTTTAATGCTAAACCATACACAGATATGATGAGACTAACACAGAAGATAAGCGAAATCCAAAGCGGATCTTCTCTATAGGAAACTAAGATGTATAAATTTGCGCATTTCGGCGATGTACACTGGCGAGGCCTGAGTCGTCATGATGAGTATAAAAGAGCTTTTTCTTCCGCATTTCGAATGCTGAAAGAACAAGATGTAGATGCAATTTTTATTGCAGGAGACATAGTACACTCCAAGACACAAGGGATATCCCCGGAGTTGATTAATAGTCTCTGTTGGTGGTTTAGAGGCTTGGCTGACATAGCACCAACATACGTTACATTGGGCAATCACGATGGCTTAATATTGAACAAAGATAGAGAAGACGCGATAAGCCCTATCATTTATGCGCTTGATTTACCTAATCTTCATCTCATTAAGATGACTGAAAAGGTGGCATTTGATGATCAAGTGGATATTATAAACTTTTCTTGTTTTGATGAAGAGACATGGGCGGAAATGGAACCAACCCCGGGGAAAATAAACATCGGAATTTTTCACGGCGCTGTTCGAGGAAGCAAGACTGATATTGACTGGGAAATGGAAGGTGAAGTTGATGTTTCGATGTTTGATGGGTATGAATTCGTTTTCTTGGGGGACATTCATAGACATCAATACCTGGAGCCTCACAAACGAATTGCCTACTGTGGTTCTACGATTCAGCAAAATTTTGGTGAAACACCAGACAAGGGTTACCTTTTATGGGAAATAGAAGATGCTAAAAATTACTCGTCTCAACATTTTCAAGTACCACATGATAGGCCATTTATAACAATTAACTGGAAAGGCTCGGTTTCGAGTACCTTAGATGAAGCAGATGAATTTCCTGATTTTGCCAGATACAGAATTAAAACTGCGATTCCAATAAGTCAGGGTGAAATAAAGCAGCTCTATTCTTCTTTAAAAGAGTTTAAGAGTGCAACTGAAATTGTTATGAAGCATGATGTGTCGAGAAGTGACTTGAGGCAAGAAGATACGATTCATCCTAACATGATCAATTTGCATGATCCTAAGATAGTTTCATCTATGCTTATGAAATATTATGAAAGAGCCAATCTTAGCGACAGAATGAATTCGAGACTAGAAGAGTTGGTCCATCGATTGTGGAAGAGTGCCATGAAAGCAGATCGATCAATAGGTGGAAAATGGTCACTTAAAAACATTGAATTTGATAATACGTTTGGCTATGGTAAGGGAAACGAAATTAATTTTGATAAATGCGAAGGAATCACCGGAATCTTCGGACGTAATCGAGTAGGTAAGTCTTCTATTTGTGGAAGCATCATGTATAATTTGTTCAATTCTACTGATAGAGGATCTATTTCTAATCTACACGTAATTAATTCTAGGAAAGGACATTGCAAGGCAACTGCTCTGATAAGCAAAGCCGGCAGGAATTACGTAGTCGAACGACAGACTGTCAAGAAACAAGCTAGATCAGGTAAGTTAAGTGCCACTACACAACTAAATCTACTTGAAGTCAATGATGAGGGCGATGTAGTAAAAGATTTATGCGGGGAGCAAAGAAGAGAGACCGAGAAAATTCTCAAGGAAATAGTAGGGTCTTCTGAAGATTTCTTACTAACATCATTTGCATCCCAGGGAGAGATGAATTCTTTTCTAAAACAAAAAGCTTCTGCAAGAAAAGCTGTTCTTTCTAAGTTTCTAGAGTTAGATGTTTTTGATCGTTTACACGAATCAGCAAGAGAAGAATCTGCTGGAGTTAAACAGCTTCTCAAAGCAGCTCCTGATAGAGATTTTGACATATCGATACTAGATTCTAGAAGTAAACTTAGAGCCCGTGAAATTGATAGAGAGTCAATTTGGGATGATCTCGAATCTATAAGGTCAAAAATTAGAGAACTAGAATTGACCCTGGCAACGAGAAGTGATAGTAATCTAGTAACACAACAAGACCTAGATGAACAAAAAGAGAAAATAGGCATCTTTGAGACAGAAAAAGACCAAAGATTAAAGAACATTGAAGGTCTAAGAAATAAGTTTGATGTTCTTTCCGGAAAAGTAACAAAGCTTACGGATTTCAAAGAAGAATTTCCCGTGGAAGAGCTTAGGGTATCAATAAACGAACAAAGAGAGCTGGAGAATTCTGTATCATCAATAAAGCACTCTGTGGACAAAGAAAAGCAGAGACTTAAGTCTTTCCACAAAGAGGTATCTAAATTAGATGAAGTTCCATGTGGTGATAGTTTCCCCACATGTCAGTACATCACTAGTGCTCATAAATCAAAAAAAGAAGTAGAAAAGCAAAACTCTAAAATTGATGATTTAAAAGAGGATTTAAAAGTTACTAGAAAGGGTCTAAAAAAATTATTGGACCAAGGACTAGAAGAAAAACTAGAAAAGTATAACGATCTGATTGTGAGACACAATGAGTTTACAGTTCAAAAGAGTAAGACAGAGATTTCGTTAGCAACTGAGAAGAATAAACTACATAAGATAACAGAAGAGATCAGAAAATCAGAACAAGAACTGGACGACATGAAGGCAAATGTATCGTCTGATGATGCTGCCTTGCAAGTTAGATCTCTTCGATCAAAACTAAAAAATCTAAATATTTCTGCAGGTGAAAAAGAAAACAGGCATGCATCTCTGTCAGAGTCAATAGGTCTACTACAGTCAGAAATAAAGAATCTTTTAGTAGAAAAAGATGAGTTTGAAGGTCTAAATGAACAATGGCGAGTTTTTGAACTTTTCTTACAAGCAACCTCCAAAAATGGAATTCCACTTGAAGTCATAAGATCCAGACTCCCTGATATTAATGAAGAGATTGCTAGTATTCTACAAGGAGTCACAGGCTTTACAGTTGAGCTTGAATCAGACGAAGGGTCTAATGAGATGGCTGTTTATATCAATTACGGAGATTCCAAAAGAATAATTGAGTGTTGTAGTGGCATGGAAAAAATGATGTCTGCCCTGGCAATTCGTGTAGCATTAATAAACGTCTCTGCACTTCCTAAGTCTGATATTCTAATAATAGACGAAGGATTCGGTGCGCTAGATAGCGGTAATGTAGAAGCATGCGGTAGATTTTTAGAATCTCTTAAAAAATGGTTCAAGGCAATATTAGTTATATCTCATGTCGATGCTGTTAAAGACGGGGTTGACAATGTTTTAGAAATTAGACGAAAAGGTCCCGATGCGAAAATACAATACACATAGAACACAAATTATTGTCAAGGGAGAGCAGGCCCCACTCGAATGTCCGGTGTGCAAGTTTGTCTTAAGAGATGACCATGATGTTCGATCTGTAAGAAAAGAAAAAGCATGTTCAGAGTGCACTATTAACTTTAAGCATATATTTTTAGATAAGTGGAGGGACGGTTGGCGTCCTTCTGTTGAAGAAGCTAGATCTAAGATGCATATTTAACCCAGAGGTGGTTTTATGAATACTAATACCGTAAGAATTATAGGACAAGTTTTAGAGAATAGTTGGGGAAGGGAGTCAAGCCCATCCGGAACATATTCTGTTAAGTACGATTTGGCTGGAAATCTTTTAACACTTAAGTTTACAACAGTCGTACATTTTGCTGGAGAGTCAGCATATGGTCCACAAGTTGCAGAAGCTAATAGACATGCTGTTAACTTGATAAATGAAAAGTTGACCCTGGTAAAGAAAGCTTTCAAGGAAGTTACTGGAAGCACTCTTAAGACAGAAGATTTAGGCGGCAAAGATGATGTCGAATTAATACAACCCCATTCGTCAAGAAGAGTTGCTTACTACCGGTATAATCATGTTTTTAAAATAGAAGACTGATTAATCGTGGCAAAGGCATCCAAACAAAAGCAGATAAAAGAGATAGTAAAATGTGGTAAAGATCCGACTTACTTTATTAATAAGTACGTAAAGATCCAGCATCCCACCCGAGGACTAGTCCCTTTTGACACATACCCGTTCCAGGATGATTGTGTCGATGAATTTGTTGCAAATCGATTTAATATTATTTTAAAATCCAGGCAGCTAGGAATCTCTACACTTTCAGCATGTTATGCTGTATGGTTAGCATGTTTCTATAGAGACAAGAATATATTAGTTATTGCAACAAAATTAGCAGTCGCCCAGAACTTCATAAAGAAAGTAAAAACTGCATTACGAAGTATGCCCCCATGGTTAATGCTGCCAGAGATAACTTCAGCTAATAAACAGGGTGTAGAATTTAGTAATGGATCTGCAATTAAAGCAGTACCTACCTCTGATGATGCTGGGCGATCTGAAGCACTTTCACTGCTAATTGTAGATGAGGCCGCATTTATTAGAAATTTCGACGAGCTTTGGATGGGCTTATACTCTACTCTTTCTACAGGAGGTCGTGCCATCGTTCTCTCGACACCTAATGGGGTGGGAGACAAATATCATGAGCTTTGTATGGGAGCTCAAAATGGTGAAAATATTTTTAATTTCATCAAGTTGATGTGGGACGTACACCCTGAGCGAGATGAAGAGTGGTTTGAAACTGAAACAAAAAATATGAGTCGTAAGCAAATCGCTCAAGAATTAATGTGCGACTTCGCTGCGTCCGGAGAAACATTTCTATCGTCAACCGATTTAGAAAAAATATCCATGCAGATTCAGAAACCCTTAGAAAGATGGGGACCTGATATGGGTGTATGGGTGTGGAAATATTATCTTTCAGAACACAAGTATGTGATATCTGCGGATGTTGCAAGAGGCGACGCGGCCGACTATTCTACTTTCCATGTTTTTGATACAGTAACATCAGAGCAGGTGGCTGAATATAAAGGAAAGGTACCACCCGATCAGTTTGCAACTCTTTTGGCTGAAGCTGGAAATCGATATGGCCAGGCTTTGATATGTCCAGAGAACAATACATACGGTTACGCAACAGTAATGAAGCTAGTAGATAATGGTTATAAGAATCTATACTTCAAGAACGAAAAGGATAAATTTGCTGCTTTGTACGGTGCCGGCGTTCCTGAAGTTTCAAAAATAGGATTCCAGACAAATTCACAAACTCGTGGACAAATTTTAACAAAATTTGAAGAATCAATAAGAACAGGAACAGTTAGGTTTTATTCTTCTCGTCTTTATGACGAGCTGAAGACATTTATCTGGAAGGGTAGCAAAGCTCAAGCTCAAAAAGGGAAACACGACGATCTTGTAATTGCAGCCGCGATAGGTGTATGGTTGTATGATGCTAACCCAAGTCTAAACAAGCAGTCATATGATATCAATAAAGCAATGATAGAAGGATTCCAGATGAACTCCAATGGATCAGAAAAAATAACTAGCCCATGGAGTCGAATTGCTTTTAATCCGTTTAAATCATATCCAGCCTCTTCGTTGCCCGTAAGTGGATCAGATGAAGAGATGGATTACAGTTGGCTTTTATAGGTTACTATATAGATAGTTTGTTCGAGTAGCAAAGAGGAAATTACATGGCACAAAGTTCAAGTCTTTTTGGTCGCCTGACTAAGCTTTTTAGATCAGGACCGATCGTAAAGAAAAGAGTTAAAAACGTATCTAGTCCTGCAGCTTCATCTGCCCTAGAGGTGTTCAAGCGAGCACACAGTGATGTTTATAGCAACACACTTAGCGCATATGGATCATATGATAGAATGTCAAGATACAGTGATTTTTCTGAGATGGAAGCAACACCAGAAATAGCTGCAGCTTTAGACATATATTCTGAGGAGACTGTTTCACCTGATGAACATGGTCGAGTCTTACACATATATTCAGACAATAGAAAGATTCAGGAACTCCTAGATTCTCTTTTTTATGACGTATTAAACGTCGAGTTCAATTTAGTAATGTGGGTTCGTAATCTTTGCAAGTATGGAGATTTCTTCTTGTTTAACGATGTCTCTCCTGAATATGGAGTCATCGCCGCATATCCGATCGCAATAAGTGAAATGGAAAGAGAAGAAGGCTATGATCCTGATGATCCCATGGCTGTTCGATTTCGATGGGTAACTCAGGGAAATCAAATGCTAGAGAACTGGCAAGTTTCTCATTTTCGTCTTTTGGGAAATGATGCTTTCCTACCGTACGGATCTTCGGTTTTAGAAGCGGCAAGAAGAATTTGGCGACAGCTAATTTTGATGGAAGATGCGATGTTAGTCTACAGGGTTATCCGTGCACCTGAAAGAAGAGTTTTCTATATTGATGTAGGTAACGTACCTCCCGAAGATGTATCCAATTATTTGGAACAAGCCCAGACGGGTCTTAAGAGAAATCAAGTTGTCAACAAAGATACAGGTCAAGTAGACTTAAGGTACAATCCTCTATCGGTAGACGAAGATTATTTTCTACCAGTGAGAGGCGGAGAATCCGGAACTAAAATTGATACTCTTGCAGGAGGTCAAAATACCGCTGCAATTGAAGATGTCGAGTATATCCAGAAAAAGCTTTTTGCTGCCCTTAAAATCCCCCGAGCATATTTGGGATACGATGAAGAAGTGGGTGCCAAAGCAACTTTAGCACAAGAGGATATCCGATTTTCCCGAACAATCCAAAGAATTCAGAAGACTGTAATTTCAGAGCTTAATAAAATTGCAATGATTCATCTTTATTCTCATGGCTATGATGGCGAAGAGCTTGCAGATTTTGAGTTAAGACTTTCTAATCCATCAACAATTGCGCAACAGCAGAAACTAGAACTTATAAGGGCTAGATTTGAAATAGCTGGAACCGCTCCGGAAGGATCTGTAAATCGTGGGTGGATTCAAAAACATGTGCTAGGATTGACAGATGATGAAATAGCACAAGTTCAAGCCGGAAGAATTCAGGATAAAATAGAGGATGCTGAAGTCGAAGCAGCACAGCCTCCTGGGGCAGAAGACGACGCCGGCGGAGGCGGAGGCGGAGACGAAGGCGGCGGAGACGAAGGTGGTCTTTTCTCAGGTGATAAACCAGAAGGCCAGTTATTAACAGCATACCCAGAAGAAGAATCTGACGATGATGTCGATGAGTCTGAAGAAGATGGCATCTTAAAGAATTTATCAATATCAGATGAAGAAGCACCAATCAAGGTTCAAAATCAAATTATGAATGCTTTTGGAACGGCGGTTAAGAATAGAAGGGTAAAACATTCCGGACCGGAAGCTACACACCTCCCTGACTTTATTAAAATGGTTTCTGTCGGCAAGGCCGGCCGCGGCCAAGATTCGCTTAACAAACCATTTGATGAAGACTTTTTGGGAAATCCCATGGGGGAGTCATCGTCTGTTACCGCGCCACCAAGATTAACTTTTGATTTAGTGAAAACGCTCGATAAGATGTCCAGCAGGATAGGTATTAATAAGGCAAATTTGCTTTCTGAAAATGAGCAAATTGAAATTGATGACATTATAGATGAATAAGGAGGCAGGGGCCAAAATGGCGAAGCATAATAAAAAACGCAACGTCGGTCTCATTCACGAGCAATTAGTAAGATACGCAAGTGAAAAGATCGTCGAGGGTAAAAGATCAATTGCAGAAAAGGCAATAGACGTACTAAATAATCATTTCGAAGAGGGCACTGAGCTCTATAGAGAATTTAGACTATTTAATTCACTGGTACATACAAGAACGTCAAATGATGATCTTGCCAGGAGAATAATAAAGGAAAGCAAGGAAGCTTGCAAGATTCATGATGGTAAAAAACTAAGATCAGAAAAGTCTGACCTTATACGATCCATTAATCATAGAATAGACGAAACATATTTTTACAATCAGCGAGTGGAAAATTACAAGATATTTGCAACTGTTCAGGCACTTCTAAATGAGTGGAGGGGCGGATCTAATTTATCGCCTAAAGATGTAGTAGATTATGAAATTGTTTTAGAGGAGTGGATTTCTCGAAAGGATAAGAAAGTCACGATGGATAAAAATATTGATGCTAATCCACTCACTTTTAAGATAATGTCTGAGAAATTCAATAAAAAGTATGCAGGGTTCGATAAACATCAAATGGCACTTCTAGAATACAAGCTATTAGGGAAAGATGATAAGGTTGAGGAAAAGATTAAAAACCTCAAAGTACAAGCAACTCTGGCAATTGAATCTTTCTATAGTAATTGTGATAATCCAACGCTGGTAGAGAAAAGAGTCATCGTTGAAGAAAAAATAAAAAACTTACCAATTAATTCTAATGATGAAACTATTAAAAAAGCCTTGATAATTTCTCATTTAACAAGGGAGCTGGTGGCAGAAAATGAGCAGTAACAGAAAACTTCTGACCGAGTGGTTAGCTTTTGATTACTCCCCTGATATAATCAAAGAATCAAGAGAAAATAATAATGGAAAAATTCTTCTTAAGGGAATTTTACAAAAAGCGAATACATTAAATCAAAATGGAAGAGTGTATCCTGAGACAATCCTTACAAGAGAGGTAAGAAATTACCAAAAATTTATAAAGGAAAATCGAGCCCTTGGTGAATGTGACCATCCAGATTCTTCTGTTGTTGAATTAAAAAATGCTTCACATATTGTTAGAGAGGCTCATATGGATGGTGATGTATGTTACGGAACAGTCGAACTTTTAGATACACCTAGCGGAAAAATCTTACAAAGCTTAGTAGAATCAGGTGTTACTTTGGGCATTTCTTCTCGTGGTGTAGGAAGTACACGAAGAGACGGAGATACTGACGTAGTACAAGATGACTTTCAACTTATCTGTTGGGACTTTGTCTCTGAGCCTTCAACTCCTGGCGCATTTGTAATGAGAGAGGGAAGAGACTTTTCTGGAAAAGATTTAAATCGTCATTTCACAAAGTCAGACAGAATTGATAGGATTATGAACGACATCATCGATTGGGAGAATGAATAATGGGACAATGGGTATCAAGTAACTGGAATTCAGCAGACGAGTATGGCTGCTCCGGAACTCCATGGACAGAAACCGTAACTTTAGGAACAGGTGCAGTAACAACACTTCGATTCCCAGCAGTAACAAGGTGGATTCAAGTTATTAACACAGACAGTACAGCTGCGAATAGTGCAAAAGTAGGATTCACAGTCAACGGTGTTAATTCAAATCCAGACGACAATTATTTTCTGGTACCAGGGTCATCAAATTCCGGAAGATTAGAAGTAAGGTGTCTAGAGCTTCACTTAAAAGCTAGTCAGAATACCCCGACTGTAAGCATAATAGCTGGCATAACTCAAATTCCAAAGACTCACATGTTTGATGTGACAGGCTCGAATGATGTGCAGGGTGTAGGATAAAATGGCGAAGATAACAAAATCACAACTAAAAGGCATCGTCAAGGAATGTCTTGTAGAAATTCTGTCTGAGGGAATATCAGCTTCGGAAGATAATCCTTTGAATGAGTCTAGAAAAAGAAAGAAAGATGCTTTGAGACGTAAAGCTGAAGAAGATAGACTATCAGAGCATAGAAGAAAATTAGAGACTAGAGTTTCTGATACTGTTGCAACAGTTACGGATGATCCTATTATGCAGGCAATTCTTTCTGATACAGCGAAAACTACCTTACAAGAACAGACAGCAAATGAAACGCCTGCAGGAAAAAATTTAGCAGGCCCTAATCCCCTTGCCGGACACGGCTCAGTAGGTGCAGGCATCAATCTAGATTCAATTTTTGAGTCTCCGAGTCAAAATTGGGCCGACCTAGCTTTTACAGAAACAAAATCATGATGACAACAAAGTCTGGCAACGTCATAAATAGAATAGTAGGAGATGGAGGTTTTACTATGTCACGCAAAGTTAAGAAGATGACTCCCAAAATGCTTAAGCGAATGATCGTACAAGAAGCTAGAAAGCTTCGGATGGAAGTATTAGAAACGGGAAAAGAAGATATTGAGAAAGTAGCATCAGAAACTGAAGAAGTGGATGCTGGTGAATATGCTGACTCAATTGAACAAGATATCGATTGGATGAAGGCTCTCAAGATTCACGAGAGACGTCTAGCACGAAAATTAAGTGAAGTTCGTACGGCGAAGAAAAAAGTGAGTCGCCGTTTAACAAAGAAAATTTAGGAATAAAAAATGCCAGACCATACACAAAATACTGTAGTCGCTGCTGTTACTGATAGAACTCTAGGTAAAACTAGTACAAATGATCTCAAGGCAATCTACGCACAAAGTCCGATGTATATAGGGGAGATGACCCCTGAGACTATTAAGAAGCAATTTCAAGATGAGGTTCTTGACGGGGTTATTAATGATGGCGGTCACACATTTGGAACATTTGATACCAACTTTGTAGATGCACCTAACCTTTCTGAAGTAGAGACAGGCGCCGGCGGTCTTCCAGCAACTCCTTATGTTCCCAATCCATCATCCCCTGGTCCAGGAAGCATGAATCCAACTGATCAACCAGAAGCACCTGATGGGTATGGTGAAAATCCAGCTTCTCAATGGGGATCTGGTGTAGGTCATGCCCTAGGGCCAAAAGCTTCTTCGGAAAAGATTTCCAGCCAGAAGTTAGGTGATTATGTAATGGGTAAATCAACCCAGGAGTAAAAGTAAGTGCCAATTAGCAGCGGTCATATGATTCATAGCACTGTGGAGGACATAAGTCCTCCACTTAGTGAGAAATCTACCAAGACTGGTGGACCTACACCTGCTGTTTCTAATTACGGAGGTACACTCCAGGCGGCATATCCTGCTTCTCCAATGATGGGAGTAGATCCATCATATAATAAGACACATGTTGCCCACTTAAAGCTTAAGCTTATGACGAACCAAGTACTAGAAGGTGATATTGCTAGTGCTGCTGGTTATTTTGGTTATTCTACACCCGAGTCGTCTGAAGAGTCACCTTCAAGCCCGGATCTAACTTTTGATGGTGCTCCAGTAGTACCGGATATAACGACAGATGCTAACGGAAATAAAATCGCTAGTCCGTATATGCCTAATTTACTTCCCCCTGATTCATTTAATCCGACGATGGATAATCAAACACCTGTTATTATTACAGCTGAAGAATCTGGCGCGGGAACAACACCCTTTGTAGGCGACGGTCTTAAAAGCCCAAAAGCATCTTCAACAAAATTAAAATTAACCATCCAGTCAGAACTTGAGGATCCGAATGAATTCGCCCCATTTTTGCCAGATGGTACTAATTCTGATCCGCTTGGTGGACCGTAAGAATAAGCAATGCCTTTTACGAGAATCCCTAAGAATTCAAGCAATTCATTTCAGTCGAGATATGATGATAGAAAAGGTCTTGGGTATGGATCATTAGAACAGACATTTCAGGGTGAAAAGAAATCAAACGACGATTTTCCCTATTTGGACTCTGATGATGCCATAGAGGATGTCGAAGTGAACGATGAGTCTTTAGAGGCAATAAGTAAAAAAGTTTATACTCCTAGAAGAACTGATCCCGGCGCTGAAAAATCTACAGATAGACTTTACTTTGTTGGCGCAGCTTCTAAACTTCATGCGTGCTTTGAGCATCCTGAGGATATTCTAGAAGAGATAATGGCGATTGCAAAAGACATGGAACCCCGAGCGGGTTCTGCCTCTATTGGCGGTTACAGTGCATGGAAGGCATTTGATGAGAGGCCTTATAAGCGAACTGGGACAAAAAAGGGTTGGTCTGAATCTCCTCCTATGAGCATACCAGCCATGGTAGAAGACGAAGAAGAAGAAGAAATTTATAATTTACAAGATTTTGCAGATGTGCAAAGTCGATCTTTAGGTGAGAGTTTCACGCTTTATGATCATACTTAGACTAGAAACTGCGGTGGTAAAATGAATAGATCACTTTATGAAGAAGCAATTGCTGATGCAAAGCAACTAAGAGAATTGGCAGAAGATACTGCCAAAAATCGTGTTATTGACGCTGTGATGCCCCAAATAAGAGACCTAGTAAACAGGCGGATTATGGGTGAGCAGCTTGAAGATGAAATCATAGCTATGGAATTAACTGATGAGCCTGAACCGGTCGAGCAAGCGACTGAGATAGAGGTGGAAGAAGAGGCCCCTGGCGCGTTATTCAACGTTTCAGCCCAGGGTGACGTCAACATATCAGTTAATTCAGAAGAATCCGAAGAAGAAGAGGAAGTTTTAACAGATACCATGGCAGAGGCCCTCGGGCGTCTAATTCGTGGAGAAGTAGAGATTGAACCATCTACTAAGGAGAGAATCGTTGCCCTAGAGTCAAGAGTTTCAAAACTGCGTGAAATAAATGAGTCTACATTAAAAGGTGATCTAACAAGGTCGCAGAAGACGAGACTGAATCTTTCTTTTATGCATTGTTTAAGAGAGACATTAAATTTACGCAGTAAGGTAATACTTAACGAACAGGACAACACTCAAGATAAACTTGAGCGGAGACTATCAGCAATTATCAAGGAGATGAAACAGATGTCAAAGTCAAACCGTCGAAATATCTTCGATTTTCTCTTCGAGGAAGAGGAAAAGGGGAAAATGAGCGAGCTCGAGGAGGCTGAACTCTCGCTTGAGCTTGAGGATGAAGAGTCTGAAGAGCTTGCAGCTGCAGAAGACGCAGATGCAGTAGATCAGGCCCTCGCAGATATTCTAGGCGATGTCGAGGTTGCACTCGATGTAGCAGTAGAAGAAGAGGTTGAGGAAGAAGTAGAAGTCGAGGACGAAGAGGTCGTCGATGATATGGGTATGGAAGAGGAGGCCGCCGAAGAGGAGGTCATTGAAATCGATGAAGGAATGCTTCGTCGAGAAATTCGCCGTATGCGTCGACTTCGTGAGCAGGAAGAAGGACGTGCCGCTGAGGCAGATCCTTTCTTAGCACACGGAGGAGAGGAAATCGGTGATGTCGAGCTTGATGTGGATGAGGATGATTTAATCAACGCACTCGCAGATGAGCTTGGTGACTCTGAGCATGTACCCCCTGCCCCAGGCACTTCAGGATCAGTCGCAGAATCACGTAGACGCCGTCGATCAGCTAGCCGCCGTAGATCTCGTGTAAACGAGTCACGTCAGCTTAAGCAATATCGAGGAGCGGTTTCTACTCTCAAGAAACAGCTTGTTGAGATGAATCTCTTCAATGCTAAGCTTCTTTATGCAAATAAATTAATGCAGAACAAGAATCTATCAACTAAGCAGCAACGAGCTATTGTCGAGGCCCTAGATAATGCCAAGACGCTCCGAGAGGCAAAGTTGCTTTATAAGAGTTTGTCGGAGTCCCTCACCCGTCGCGCTCGTGGTAAGAAACTAAATGAGGGATCACTACGGACGCTCGGATCGTCTTCCAGATCAACCCGATCAGCACAAAGCAGATCAAGAAATGGTGTTGAGGCGGAACGATGGGCAGTCCTCGCCGGCTTGCACGGCAATGACTAACCATCTTTAACCTTAAAGGAGAATAAACAAATGTCTAAGTCATTTAATTTGGATACGTTGACTGAGGGTATTCGCCAGAGACACCTGGGAACCCAAAACCGTCAGCTAGTCGAGAAGTGGTCGAGAACCGGCCTTCTTCGCGGCATGAACGGAGTCCACCGAGAGAACATGGCGCGCTTGCTTGAAAATCAGGCATCGCAGGTTCTTAAAGAGGCTTCTTCTGTTTCAACCGGTGGAGGCAGCATGACATCGTCCGGCGACCTTCGCGGTTTCACTAACATTGCTTTTCCGATCGTTCGCCGAGTATTCGGTGGTTTGATCGCCAATGAGCTTGTTTCAATTCAGCCAATGAGTCTTCCTTCCGGACTGCTCTTTTATCTTGACTACACCTATGGTTCAGGTCGAGGCGGTGCTGGAAATGTAAGCACAACTTCAGCGCTTTATCAGACAGGATCTTCCATCTATAACGCACCTCCAGGAAAGGGAGTTCGCTCCGGTTCTTTAGGTGTTGGTGGTATGTATGATCTCGTCGGAACTGGCTACTCACGAGCTCGTGATGAGTCCAATGTCGTTTCTGTCGTGCTTTCAGGGGCTATCGGTAAGTCGGGATCCTCACTTGTTTCCACTACTGGTGGAACCAACGCATTGCTCAATTCAGGATCTGACGGTAAGTTAATTCAGTTTGACCCACAGGTTTCAAACGCAATTGACAATAACTCTGGTAATCTATCAGATCTTGCAGTTGGTAACGGTGTGTTCTCAGCTGTTGTTCTTGCTCTCACTGATTCTGCGTTTGATAACTTGGATGCCACATTGGCGAAGACAATTACCTTGGCACCGGACACATTTACGTTCGCCTATGCAGAACTTGGAAATGATCCGGACGGCAAGCCGTACCAGGACTCGGATGGTATTTCAAATATCGCTCGTCTCAATCAAATTGGTACAGTTTCCGGTAATACATTCACAGTTAATGCACTAGCTCCACAGGCTGATCGTCACATTCTTATGATTGTTACGGGATCAAGCACGCCAGAGACAGCAGCGGCTATGCCAGACCAGCCAGCGGCTCTTACCACTGGGACTGGTGAGATTAACTTTGCAGTAGATGCAGCTCTAAATTCAGGTACTGGTGATACTCTTGTTATTCCGGCATTTGAATCGAACTTTGCGACGTCACCACGTCCAGAGATTCCAGAGATCGACATCAAGATCGAGGCCATTGCGGTCGTAGCTAACACTCGTAAGTTACGTGCCAAGTGGTCACCAGAACTCGCACAGGACCTCAACGCATACCACTCGCTGGATGCAGAAGTTGAGCTTACTCAGATTCTTTCGGAGCAGATTGCTCTAGAGATCGACCGCGAGATTCTTAACGATCTTCTTACTGAGGGTAATGCAGCCAACTACTACTGGTCACGTGCACCAGGTAAGTTCGTTAACAAGGAGACAGGTGCTGAGGTACTTGCTTCTTCCGGAACAGCTCCTGGACCTGCATGGCGTGGAACAGTTCGTGAGTGGTATGAGACTTTGATTGAGACCGTCATTGACGTAGGAAATCAGATTCATCGCAAGACGCTTCGTGGATCCGCCAACTTTATTGTTGTTGGACCAGATGTTGCAACTATTCTTGAGGCTTCCGTCTTCTACAAGCCTTCCTACACCCTCGACGGTGAAGGACAGGTCAGCCAGCCAATGGTGCTGGGTGCAGAGAAGACCGGTACTTTGAGCAACCGCTTTACAGTTTATAAGGATCCTTACTTCCCACGAAATAAGGTTCTCGTAGGCTACAAGGGTGGAAGTTACCTTGAGACAGGATACGTTTACGCACCTTACGTGCCACTGATCGTTACTCCTACTATCTTCGCTCCTGAGGACTTCACCCCACGTAAGGGTGTCATGACTCGCTACGGAAAGAAGATGGTTCGTTCCGACTTCTACGGCACAGTGACATGCATGGATATGTCAGTTATCTAATCATAGATTAGAAAGATCGCATGATCTGAGGCGCCCTGGTTTTTCCAGGGCGCCTTTTTTATTATTCAAATTATGAAAACAATGGCCGCCGTAAAGCCTCTAGGGGTCCTCTAAGACATTCCATTAATTAGTTTGATAGTAACCTTAAAAAAGAACAAAAGATCCAAACAGATACAAATCTGTATCAACCTTTTTCATGATTTGACACCAACAAGATAGTTATATACCATGAGTCCACGTAATTCAAAGAAAAGTATGCTTAAGCTCAAGTCGTTAGTTGAAGAACTAAGTGATAGAGATAATCAGCTAAAAAAAGATTTTGAATTATTTGAAGAATTTTTTGAAAACTTTCCAATCCCTGTAACAATGTGGTCCATTACCAAGGACAAGACAGTGATATCACAGCGGGGGAATGGATTTGCATGTCGAAAGGCAAATAGCCTGGAAGATATGTTTATGTGTCCCACTGTTAGGTCGATGTCCTTAGAGAGACATGAAAAAGCCCTGCAGGGAGAAAAGATCGATTATTTTGTCAAGACCGAAACAAATGTTTATTATGCAAAATTAGTTCCGAGACAAAATAGTAATGGAGATCTAATGGGAGTTTCGGGAATAGCATGGGATGTAACTAGTAATGCAGTAATGCTAGCATGCATAGAGTCTATTCATGATACTACCCATGGCCGCCGAGGCCAATACAAGGAAATACATCAAGTCGCTGATAAAGCGTTATCTGCTAGTCGTCTAAGACGTTTACTAGATGAACATGGAGAAGAGTAATGCCAAGCGATGGTCAAAATGGTTGGAACGAATATTCCAGGCTTGTTCTCAAAGAGCTAGAATCACTTAATGATAGCATAGAGGGGCTCAAGACAGAGTTTCAGACTGTCAAGCAAGAATTAACTAAAATGCAAGCAAAAGAAGATAAGGTAGATGAGCTTCGACAGTGGAAAGAAAGAATAGACGATGTAGCATCGCCCACACAGCTGCGCGACCTTATAGTTAACATAGAAGAATTAAAGATCTTCAAAACAAAAGCAATAACAATATTCGCTGTAGTTCAATTTGGAATGGCAGCGGCAATGTGGCTAATGAAAATAGTGGAGTAACAAAATGGCTGACGTAAAGAAAACAACAAAAAAGACAACAACAAAAAAGACAAATAAATCTGCTGCACCATCCGTGCCTGTAGCAGCCCCGGAAGCTCCTGCAGCTGTGGAAGAAGCTTCAAAAGTAGCTGCACCCAAAGTGCAAACGGCAAGAGTGCGCTGTCGTCGTCGCAATTAATAGTCACTGATTTGGTGATAATCTTAGGCTTGAAGTCGATATTTAGCCATGTAGGAGTTTAATCATGGCAACGTTTGCAAATACAACTAATCCAACTCCGTTTGGATTTTTTGACACTGATACTGTGTTTCAAACAGAAGCAGACGCACTAGTAACTTTTGTTAAAAGAAAGTTGGGTGATGATATTCTAAGCGTCGAGCTGACTAAGAAACAAATATGGGCGACGTTTGAAGAATCATTTTGTGAATACGGTGCTATAATAAATCAATATCAAGCCAAGTCCCAGCTAGCAAATCTATTAGGTGCTGCGACCGGTTCAATGTCAGGCAGTGAACAAAAATTTCCACGTGAAAATTTTGAGTTTATGTTACGACGAGCTGAACCCTACGCAATGGACGCGGGCTTAGGGGGATCATATAATACCCTCTCGGGATCTATAGAAATCACAGCAAACGTTCAAGATTACGATCTCTATACTGACCTAAAAGATGATGCTGGAAATACTCTATACAGCAATGCTCTAAATAATCCAAAAGGTAAAATGAAGATACTTGAAGTTTTCCATTTTGCCCCATCAAATGCATATAGATTTTTTGATACTACCAGCGCTACCAACTATTTGGCGAATGAGTTTGCATTTGAATCGTACACTCCGGAGTCTATTTTTTACGTCCTTCCGCTGTTTGAAGATATACTGCGCGGAGGTATGCTAGACATGTCTTCGAGGGTAAGAAGAAGCAATTATTCTTACAAGATATCGGGAACAAAAATAAGAATATTTCCTAAGCCAACAGGATCTCCAGTTAAGCCTAAAAATCTATGGGTCCGTGTAGGATTCTCTCCAGACCCAATGAATCCAGCATACGAAGATGACACAATATACGGTGTCAGTAACCTTTCCAATATTCCATATGGAAGGTTGACATACACAAATATTAACTCGATCGGACGTCAGTGGATAAGACAGTATGCTTTAGCACTAAGCAAAGAATTGCTAGGTCTTATTAGATCAAAATTTGCTACTGTTCCTATCCCTGGATCTGATCTTACTTTGAATGGTGATAATCTAATATCTCAAGCAAGAGAAGATATCGAAGCATTAAAAACCAAACTATCAGAAATGCTTGAAGAGCTAACTTACAGTGCGATGCTTGAAGATGAAGCAGCAGCTAGTGAAAATCTTCAAAGAATTCTTAAAAACATCCCTGTACCAGGCGGTACAGCAATAATCATGGGGTAATCTAAAGTATGTCTAGACTATTTATAACCCCAAGAGAAATAGACTTTATTTCTGATGTTACTAAAGAAGTAATTAAGGATGTCGTGGGTCAGAAGATCTATTATTACCGCGTAAGAGAAGATCTAACAGAAATTCACGATGTCTATGAAGAAGCAGAGAACAAAGTGATGGATCCTCCTGTAGAAATCGATGCATTGATTGAATGGGAGCCGGAAATCATAACTACAAATAGATTCGGTGGAGACGATGCATATTCAGTTAATGTATTCTTGCATGAAAGAGATCTACTAGATCGAAACATCAACCCCCAACAAGGTGACTTTTTTAGTTACGGTGATACATTTTTTGAAATAACTAGTGCTATTATTGAAAGTAATGCGTACGGACAGATAGAACATAGTGTGGGTCTTAAGATTGTAGGAAAGCAAGCAAGAAGAGGTTTGATTGATAGAATACCAAATGGACCCACAGATGAATCATACTCTGATCCAGGAGCCATTCAAGAGACATTTGTTCAATCAAGAGGATTTGCTGAGAATAGACTTGGTCCCACCGGTGATGTGAGATCACTCCAAGAAAAAGGTGTTGTTGAAAAGCCAATAACAGGCCCCGCTGAGGTCTCCCCTAGCGGAGGAAACGGAAAAGAAGACGAAATCGGAATGATTGATTCATCGTTTTATGGCGATAGCTAGGTGAGGTTTTAAATGTCCATAAGAGATAATAAGGGAAACCCTCCTGAAGATTTTACCATTCCTAGTTGCACCATCGAAGATGTGGATCGTGCTCTTTTTACCCTTTTTGACAAAGATTTACCCTTTGTGTTTAGACATAAGGAAGGAACTAAAAAAGCCCCGGTGATCTTCGCCACCGGTGAACGATTTGCTGTGCTAAGAAGAAAAGAGCCACTGAGAGATAAATCAGGTGCCATTGTCTTGCCGCTGGTATCCATAATGCGAACAGGAATTAACCAGACTCCAACAATGGGCGCCGGCACAAATCAAAATCAAGAAATAACAATAAAAAAGAGGTTGTCACCCGAAGATCCGTCTTATCAAAGATTGATAAATAAGGTAGGGCTGGATAACTCTGATAATCTAGTATCAGATGATGCAAGAACCCAATTCCCTTCTCTCTCCACAGGATCAGTCCCCGGAAGGATAGCAACCCGGAGATCAGAGACACCTACTTCATTCGATGTACGAAAAGGTGAAGTTTTATCTAATGAGCTGGGAAACAATATATTTGAAATTATTACAATGCCACCCCCAAAATACTTTACTGCAACTTATGAAGTAACATTTTGGACACAATATACAACCCAAATGAATGAAATGATTATGTCTATGATGTCTCTTTATCAATCATATTCTCAAAGAGCATTTAGAATAGAAACTAGTAAAGGGTATTGGTTTGTTGCGTATGTTGATGAAGAGTTGGCTCCAGGAAATAATTTCGATGATTTTACTGATGCAGAAAGGCTAGTGAGGTATTCGTTTAACGTAACAGTACCAGCTTATATTGTGGGCTCTCCGTTTAAAGGAGCAGAAAATAGATTGAGAAAATTTGTATCTGCGCCGCAGATATCGTTTGATTCTGACATTTTCACAGATAGTTATGTTGTGGATCCTCCTGCAAATATACCCACGGCGGATACTAAAAACTTAATTTTAGATGATATGAGAACAGTAGATCAAAATCTTCCAGGACAAGCTATGGCAAATGCCAAGGGTAAATTAGGTGGAAAGTCCACAGCAAACATTGGTGGGACAGTTTCAGATTCAGATACACGGGTGATTGAAGTTCTTCATGATCCTTTTACTGGACAGACTGTCAAGAAGAAGGTTTTGGTAAAAACTAGAATAAGAAGAAGCGGAGAAACCGTTTTGAGAGAAACCAATGGCTAATTTTAACTTTGAACTGGATACTTAAACAAGGGATAAATCGCTCTAGGAGATACAATGGCTGAGCAAACATTTCGTTCACCTGGTTTTTTCGAACAGGAAATAGACTTATCGGCACGTAAAGTTGCCCCTACAGGAACACCTGCAGGAGTCATCGGAACATCACAACGAGGACCGGCTTTCGTTCCTGTGACTGTGGGTTCCTTTGCTGATTTCGAAACAAAATTTGGTGGATTAGACACAAACAGATTCGGTCCCTACGCCGTTAGGGAATTTTTAAAGCACAGAACTGCCTTGACCTATATGAGGGTCCTGGGAGCCGGCGCCAATGAAACTGCTGCCGATATAGAAACAACACTAAATCAGGGTACTGTTAGGAACGCTGGGGTTGAGTTTAGAGGAACACTAAACGCTCGTAAACGACTCGAAGGAGCCGTTCAGCTAATAGTTGCTCAACACACGCCCTCTGCGGAAGAATCTGTAGGCTATCCAGTCTTTACAGATAACGATAGTTTCTTCTCAACTCGAGGGGTTGCATCAACTGTGAATCTGGTTCGTGCGGTTTTGATGACGCCATCTGGAACACAAATTCAGCTTTTAGATGCAAGTGATGTCAAAGGATACACAGTAGCCGGAATGAAGGATCAGGTACCCGTTACATCTATTAGCGGATCAGCTTTGACTTCTACAAAATACTTTAAGGTAATTGTAAGTTCTTCAGCCGGGCTATCATTTGCTAATGATGATAAGCAGCCGGGAATTCGTATAATTTCCGCGTCTTTAGACCCAGCCGATGGAAACTATATTGCTAAGGTTTTAAATACAGACCCACTAAAATTTCAAAAAGAACAACATTTACTTTATGCTGATTATGCTGTAGGCAATGACCTAGCACCGGTACTTTCAGGTTCAACTCCGTCTGTTGCATTAGTATCCGGATCAACCGACACAGTAACTGGAGGTTCATCTACCCAAGAATTTAGTCGTGCATTTGGTAGATTTGACACGCGTTATACAACTCCACGAACCACAACATTTATATCACAACCATATGGGTTTAAAGAGTTTGATCTTTTCCATGTTGAGACACTATCAGACGGCGTATATGCTAATGATAAATTTAAGGTTTCAATTGCAAATGTTCGAGCTTCGACTGATCCCAACTATAAATACGGGACATTTGAAGTCCAAGTAAGAAACTTTACAGATAACGACACTAATACAGAAATTCTAGAAAGATATCCGGATTGTACTCTGGATCCTAGGTCCGATCGATATGTCGCAAGACAAATCGGTGATAAGAAAGTACAGTACAACTTTGATCAAGAGGATCCGAACGAACGTCGTCTAGTCATTAGCGGAAAATATCCAAACGTTTCACAAAGAATCAGGGTCCAGATGAACTCTGAAGTGGAAGGAAAAGATATTCCAGCGAATGCTCTTCCATTTGGGTTTAGAGGACTTCCAACACTCAAGACAAATGATACACTAACAGATTCAGTAACAACTTCTTTGAAGCACCCTAACGGTACTACACTTGGCGGAGGAAATCCAAGAAGATTAGCCTGTAGCGCTCAAGTCGGCGCTGTTATACCGAATGCTTGGACATCGGCAACCGGATCAATTCTTCCTCCACTACCTTTCCGATTCAAGATAACACGTGGGGCTGTAAGTTCCACATTATCTCCTGAATGGGTTGGTGAAACCGGTACAAACGAAAGAGTTGATGGACGTTTCTACTGGGGTGTTAAACCTACTAGAACCCCACGTACTTCATCTTTATCTAATGCTATTCTCAATACAAATGTGAGTACTGTTGCTAACCCTCTGGTTGCAGCATATACACAGTTTGCAGGAATTGAGAAGTTAGGTCTATTAGTTACGGGTTCTGGTAAAGACGAGTTTAACAATAATAAATTTACTCTTGCTCGAGTGGCATTCTATAATGCAGACGCAGGAACAGGACTTTCCGGAGTATTCTCAGCCTTTACTGGAAGTTCAGGCGAGCATATCAAGGAAGCATCTTACATTAGAAATGGTGACCCTGATAAGACGACCTATACCATTAGTGATGGTCAAAGAAGTGATCGATATACGTTAGCATCTTTGATCCAGACAAGCTCTGTCTTGTTCAATAGATTTACGGAGTACGCTAAGTTTACCAACGTCTTTTACGGCGGTTGGGATGGTGTAAACATCACAGACGAGAATGCTTACTTCTTCAAGGATAAGGCAATCTCATCAGATACAGGTGGCGGTGCCATCGACGGCACACCTGACTTGGGTATCAAACCCAGCGCCGGCGGAATTAACCCCTTTGGTAAGGGACGCCTCAATAACGGTGTCGCTTCAGTACGAAGAGCGGTTGATATCATGACTGACCCGCTCTCAGTCAATATTAATATCTTGGCAGTTCCAGGAATTCGTGATACGTTTGTAACAGATCACGCGCTATCCAAGACTAAGAAGTACTCACAGGCAATTTACTTGATGGATCTCATCAAGCTAGATGAGGATGGAGCCCGACTTTACGATGACTCCAAAAATAGAGTTGATGTTAGAGAAACCGCAGAGAACTTTGAATCTCGTGCAGTTGACAACAATTACGGAGCAACATTCTTCCCAGATGTGTTTATCAACGATGAACAAAATAATCAAGTTGTTAAAGTTCCAGCATCTTGTGCTGCGCTAGCTACACTTGGGTTTAATGACAAGGTCGCGTTCCCTTGGTTCGCACCTGCTGGATTTAATCGAGGTGCTCTGGACTTTGTGACTAACGTTGAAACTAGACTTTCTTCGGGAGATAGAGACACTCTCTATGATGCTCGAATTAATCCGATCGCTGTCTTTCCTAAGGCAGGCTTTGTAATCTTTGGTCAAAAGACTCTACAGATGAAGAAGTCTGCTCTAGACAGAGTTAATGTTCGTCGAATGTTACTAGAAGTGAAGCGACAGATCGTCCGGGTTGCCAACAAGATTCTATTTGAGCCTAATAATGCACAAACTCGAGCTAGATTTGTTTCCCAAGTTACACCACTCTTGGCACTAATCCAAGCCCAAGCAGGAATCGAACAATTCAAGGTAGTCTGCGATGATACTAATAATTCAGTTCGGGATGTTGAGGAAAACAAACTCAACGGACGTATTGTTGTGGTTCCGACGAGAGCAATTGAATTCATTGCTGTCGACTTTATTATCACAAACAGTGGTGTGAGCTTTGAATAAATGATAAGTAGTAATAGAGGAAAAATCCAGGAGATGACTCAATGGCAGAGCTAACTTTTAAAAGCCCAGGTGTAAGTACCCGGGAAATAGACTTAAGCGGACCAACTGCTATCTCACCACGGGGTATACCCGCAGGTATCGTTGGAA